TAGTCGCTACCACCAGTGCCAACAGACGCAGCATCACGAATAGATTTAGTAGGATCAATTGCAACGTCAAAAACATAAACTTTAAACTGCTCGCCGAAAGATTCTACTGCTCGTATTCTACACTGTCCTATTTCAACACCACCCGCATCAGCACCATCATAAACTTGAACTATGCTGTAATCGATAGTTGGAATACCTCTGTTACCAGAACAGATAAAGTAGTTTCCGTAGTAGACGGGGATTGCTTGACTCTCAACAAATTCTGTCTTAGTTGGTTTCGGAACACTCAGTCTAGTCGCGGACTGCTTATTAACTCTATAACCATTGACATATGCAGTACCATCTGATATGATCATATCAAGACTAGAGTCAGTAACATCGCCTTCAGAAAGATTAACAATGAAAGGAGAAACGATATAATCACCAGACTCTTCTTTAGTTCTTAGCGCGAGAAGATCATTGATTTTGTCGTAAGCATCTGTAACTTGAATCTCTTCAGTGATCTTAGAGTTCTCAACTGTGGCAATCCACAAGAAGGTATCATCAGAAGTGACCTGATCTTGAGTGGTCAGTACAAGTCTAATACGATAGCGATCAGCACCAGGAGAAGACGTGTTGACTATACCACTCGTATTGTCATATAATGCTGTAGTATCATTAATAGTGACAACTTCTTGTACAACTTTAAATCCTACAGTTTTGTTGACATTACTCTGCGAGTATGAGCTAAGAATGATTGATTGTTCTTCGGTGTGTACGAAACGACCTAAAACAAAGAAGTCTCCTCGCGCCACTGAAAATTTAACACCATATCCTGTCGCATTAGGATCTTCAGTTACCAGTTCGTATCCTGTTCCAGTCTGATCATAGAGTGTGACACCATCACCAAAAGTGATAGTTTCAGAACTGACCGTGCCTGCGCCACTATCGATATATCTTACATAAAGAGTGTCGAACTCGAAGGCTGGAATATCTCCATTTGCCTGAACAACTTCTAATACTTGTGCCTGAATATTTGTAAGAGGATCTTTGAAGATTGTTCCGACTGGAATGGCAGAAAACAAACCACCAGAATTTGTAGATGCAATCTTGATGTATTGATATGAACCATTTACATTCGAACCGCCACCCGATACCGCAGCACCTTCTTTGAAAATGTTTTGTCCAAAACGTCCCATCTCTTCATAGACAAGAGTTTGTAGCTGCGTTAGTTCCCGCGCTTGAAGAGCCCGCCCACTATTAAATAGTATCTGGTGATAATTATCTGTTGTGTCATAGTCATCGAAATAAGTTCCGGATAACGTAGTTGTTGTAAACTGATTTGCCATTTTAATTTTATCCTAACTGAATAACTATGCGAATATCTTCGGTTTGATTAGATGCTCTATCGATCGAACTAACGTTATTTATGTACAAAATATCGCCGCTATATGCGTCAACTGCTGGATTAATGACCGATAGTATTTGTCCATTACCAGCATTAACACCACCAGTAGTTTGGGTAACAGTGCCACCAGCATTAAAGGCATTGAATCCTGTTGTTTCGTCTTGCCAATAATACAGTTTATTTATTGTGGCATCAAAATGCAACACTTTTCCTTTTGAAGTTTGTGGTCCATTTACGAAAACTGCATCTTCGTCAAATGTACCAGACAAACCAGCAGAATCTAGAATAATACTCTTTAGTGCAATACCAGTATTGCCTGTAAACGCAGAGTCGCTTCCGTATTGTGTAATACCTCTAAACAGAGCAATTTGACTAAAATCGTTTTCTACTAATAGAGTGCTTTGCTCATCACCAATAAAATCTTGTTGAATCATCAATGCTTTCGATTTAAATGTATGTTGAAGATCTGCATGTAATCCTGCTCTAGGAGAGAATATTGGACGCAATACCGCGTCTCCTATTGATAAATTTGCAGTAGCATAATCATAACCAGTGCCGTGTCTGAATAAACCATCAACATCAGAGTCGACCTGTACACGAGTGATCTTGCCGTTGTTTAATGTGCAAGTGAACTGAGCACCAGTTCCATTACCTTCAATACTAATAGATGGAATAGACAGTATACCTGTGCCAGTACTATCGATCGCAAGTCCTATAATCTCTCCTGGGACAGAATTATCCTGTAACTGTTTTTGAAAAACCTCTTCTTGAATAAATGATTGCTCGCCGATCATATTTTTAACAGGAGAATATACTTCAGACCTATAATTAGAATAAGCAAGATTTGATATCCTGTACATGAAACGCCACTTATAACCGTCATTAGTCCTAAATGTTAAACCTCCTGTTATATTTGGTTCTATTGTAGAAGGCTGTGCAATCCCATCATCGGTCTTACCCTGCTCTATACAAATAAAGACTTGATTCAAATTATCCATAACATAAAAATTAGTTTGATCTGGATCGGCATCATCGTATGCTTCATATATCGTGCCGTTTTCCCAATTAACCGTAGGTATCACAAAAGAAGAGTTGCTAACTGTTTTAACTGCCTGAAGAGAGTGTCTAATCTGCGATTGCGCGTAAGGCGAATTGATAGGATCAGGTGCAGTAAATGCATCCGCCCGAGCAAGACCGATGTAATAATTCGGTGATGAACTATCCAAATCTCCTTTTAATAAATCTAAAAGAAGACCTCGGAATTTATTTGTAATCGCTGAAGACATATGTCAATTTCTCTTTAATATGTTAATCTATTTATATCGTATCTGTGAGAACTGCTGTAGCAGAAGACGCAGTGGGATCAAATAATAGAATATTACTTCTCAATGGATTTATCACGGATTGATTTCCTGGACTTGCACTAATCTTTATAGCTTTGCCTGAAATTAGTGTACCTGCAAATGATTGTAAAGTGATAGTTCCTGCACTTGCATTATAGAAGCCGATGTTATCTATCTCTGGTAATCCAGTACCAACATTAATTGCCTGGATGATATTAGTTGTTAATTTATTTCTAAGATAACATACTCTACCATTCAAGTAGAAATTCTCTGATTCAACAACATAATACACATCATCAGGTGCTGCTATCGAAGCGGGATAAGGAATTGTATAATTAATAGTGCCTCCCGAAGGATTAAAACGATTCTGCATTTTAACTTCAGCGCGACTTGAAAGCACAGACCCATCCACAGCATCAATATCAGTCAACATTTTTGATCGACGGAAAGACTTGTCAAATCCACCTAGATTATCTTCGAAGTAAGTGATCATTTTAGACTTAACAACATTTTCTACTTCTGTCTGTGCCAATGAAGTTAGATTTGGATTGAACTGAAATACTGTAGAGATTTCTAAGTATGTCTCAATCGGATCTGAAAACTCTATATCGAATGAAGCAACAGACAAATCTTTCGCAAGATCGGTAATTGATTTCTTAGTGTTTGATTGAACAGTGGCATCGTCATTACTGAATACTATCGATAGAAATACAGAACCATAAGTGGCAGGAATATTATCTTCTCCGCCCCATGCCTTAATATCACTAATAACATTCTTAAAGTTACGAAGTGTCAATGATGCATAATCGTCCGCAGTAACCATTCTATTCTGTGCAGCATAGAGATAAGGAGCATTTTTACGAATTGATTCGATAGCTTCTCTCTCATTACCACCACCAGATAATGATACGGTCGTGACATTCAAAACCTTGCCTCCAACAAGACTATCAGGAGCAAATGTTCTTGCACCATTGGCTTCAGAACCATTTACAGTAGTGTATTCTACTTCAATCTTATTACCAGGATTTGGTGTTATGCCAAGTCGAACCCCATTACCAAATGTCAATTCGTAGAAACCGTTTGGAGTCTCTTTGCAAACAAAGATTCGTGATTCTTCATTAATGGTTGTGGTATTGTTTATATTAGTGTATACTTTACCAATAGAGGAAGAAGGAGCGTCATATACAGTAACAGAGACCGTCTCTAGATCAAGATTGGTAACAGGAATTATATAAGAATCGTTTTCGCCAAGGACACCTGCAATAAATGTTTTTCTCTTCGAAGTTCCTTCAAAGATAGGAACATTGATGTTAGAATTTAAAGCGAAGAAGTACTGATCACTGCCATTGTTTGTGGCAATTAAGGCATCACGAGTC